TTGAGTCTGTCTGACGATCCTAGAGCAGTCTCTATGAAAGAGACTGTGAGACAATCAGCAGTTCTTATGGGATTCCCAAAAGATGTTGACTGTGCCGTTCTGTTTGGTAACATGCAGAAAACACTTGCTAAAGTCAGGGATCAAATCGAACCTTGACATGGGCGTGGGTCCGCCCTATAATAGACCTGTAAAGACCAAATCCAATTACACAAGCCGAATCTTATGTCTTTTGCATCACTCAAAAAACAATCCTCCCTTGGTGCCCTTACCGCCAAACTGGTAAAGGAAGTAGAAAAAACCAATAAAGGTGGTGGTTCTGGAGATGATCGTCTTTGGAAACCCGAAGTCGATAAAGCTGGTAACGGTTACGCAGTAGTCCGTTTCCTTCCTGCCCCCGATGGTGAAGACCTTCCCTGGGCAAAACTGTACTCTCACGCCTTCCAAGGTCCTGGCGGTTGGTACATCGAAAATTCCTTGACCACTAACGGTTCTAAGGATCCTGTATCTGAATATAACAGTGAACTTTGGAACACTGGTGTTGATTCAGACAAAGAAACTGCTCGTAAGCAGAAGCGTAAGCTTCAGTATTACAGCAACATCTATGTTGTGAAGGACCCATCTAACCCTGATAATGAGGGTAAAGTATTCCTCTACAAGTTTGGTAAGAAGATCTTTGATAAGATCATGTCTGCCATGCAACCTGAGTTTGAAGACGAAGAGCCTATCAATCCCTTTGATTTCTGGGCAGGTGCAGACTTCAAGATCAAAATCAAGAAAGTTGCTGGTTACTGGAACTACGATAGTTCTGAGTTTGCTCGTGGCGGTGCTCTCTTAGATGACGATGAAGCTATGGAAGCAATCTGGAAGAAAGAATATTCTCTTGCAGAAATCACTGCTGCCGATCAGTTCAAGTCATATGATGATCTGAAGAAGCGTCTTAACTATGTTCTTGGTAACAAGACACAATCGAGTCGTCCTGATCCCGAAACATTTGATGAGGAGTCTACTGGTGGATTCAATGATCCTGATATCAATCCTCCTGCAAAACAGATGTCTTCACAGGAAAGTGAAGACGATGCACTGTCCTATTTCCAGAAGCTCGCTGAAGAATGATCATAATTGGCATCTATGGTGCTTATGATTGGGATGCAAACCTAGAGTTTGTATCCGAGAGTACATCCTTCGTCCATGACGCGGGGTGTACTCTTTTTATTAACGGCAAACATGTCTGTAGCATCAACGAAGAAAGACTTACTAAAACAAAATATGATGGAAATTATCCACAAAAATCTATAGATTATTGTCTTTCTGTTGGTCAAATCACTAAAGATGATGTAAATTTAGTTTATCATGTACCGACGAGTCATGTCATAAATCTGCATCAAATTGAGAATGGTACAGTGACCAAGATGCTGAGGAAGTCTTTTCCAAAGGCAGAACTTAAATCAGTGGGGCATCATCTATGTCATGCTGCATCTACTGTTTTTACATCTCCTTTCAATGAGGGAAGTTTTCTAACATTTGACGGTGGTGGATCTATAATTGACGATCCATTTAGAGACATGGTTGATTACATAGAGAATAATTCAATTGGATTTTTTAACAAAGAGAAGGGTATCTTCAGGTTCTATAACATGCCTGAAGGATTCTATAATAACTTTGGTCAAATCTACTCTGTTGCAGCATCACAGATATACGCTGTAAAGACTGGGAAGGATGTAGATAATTGGTCAACTCAAATTGGTTGCGCTGGTAAGATCATGGGTCTATCAGCTTACGGAAACTCTGAAAAATATCAGAAATTGTATAATGTAACAGATCATTCTATTCCTTATATTAATTTTGATACGGTATGGGTTGATGGCATTGATAGTGTTGAGGATGCTGCATATACTCTCCAGAAGAATTTTGAGGATGGGTTAATTGAACTTCTTAAAAAACTTAGAAGATATCATTTGACTGACAGAGTTTGTTTTGCTGGTGGATCATTCTTAAACATCTTGGCAAATACCAAGATCAGAGAAAGTGGTTTGTTTAAATCTATTCATATTCCCCCATTCCCAGATGATTCTGGTATACACTTTGGTGCTGCTATTTGGGGATGTTTTGAAGAAAACCTAAGCATATCTACACCTGCAAATCTAGCGTTATTGGGCAAAGAATATACTAATTCTGATATCACAAAAGCATTAGATTTGTTTGATCTAGATTATCAACCATACGATGTTGATAAGGTATCGCAAAGAATACAAGACAATTTAATTGTGGCTTGGTTCCAAGGTAGATCTGAGCATGGACCAAGAGCTCTTGGATCTAGATCCATCTTTATGAGTCCGTCAAAGGCAGAAAACAAAGATGTACTGAATAAAAGAGTTAAGCACAGAGAACCTTGGAGACCCTTTGCTGGGATTATACCTGAGGAAAATGTCAGTGAATACTTTGAAGAGGCATTCTCTACACCTCACATGCTTTACTCTCAAACTGTTAAAAGTGATTTAATTCCTGCAATAACACATGCTGATGGTACATGTAGGATTCAAACACTTAGGAAAACATGGAATCCAAAACTCCATGAGTTACTAACAACTCTAGATCCTCCTGTAGTTGTTAATACCTCATTTAATGATAATGGAGACCCAATAGTAGAGTCACCATACTACGCTGTTCAAGCTTTTCTTAGCATGGATATTGATTGTTTGGTTATTGGTGATTATATAGTAGATAAATAATCCAGTACAAGTTAGCTGTCCAACTATGGCATTTACAGCAAATCGTTATTTGGCAACCTTTAATGAAGGTGCTGGCACTGATACAAAAACAGTCGAAGTATTCGCTGCTGATGACTCAGATGCCTCGAAAAAAGTAACAATCCTATTCACTAACGCAACCAACATTGTAGTTTCTACTCCAACCTAATGTCCCGTCAACTGATTGTCTATAATGGGGCAGACGGTTATTGCAATGTCGTTGTGCCCTCTGAGCAGTGTGTTCTTTCCGATGAGGATATTATCGCAAAGGATGTTCCTGTGTCTGAATACTCGGTAATCACCCACACCGAGTTACCTACTACAACATTTAGAAACGCATGGAAGTACAACCACTCAAGTTCGACTGTGGATGTGGATCTTGCAAGTGCAAAACAAATTTGCAAGAAAAATCTGGAGAGCAAGTATCTTCAGACCAGAACAGAAAATCAGGAGACAACAGCCCTAGCAGAAATGAAGGGAGAGTCCCCGTCTCTGAAGGATAATCCTGCTGTTCCATATTCTACTATCGACTCTGCAACCACTGTTGCAGAATTAGAAGCATTAGTCTAGATCAGGTCGTTAAAGGCAACTTTACCGCCGTCCTCACTAAACTGAGACGACTCCTGATACTGTACTAAATCAATTGCATCATCAATGAGCTGATTCACATACTGCTGACGCAGTACTTGGATCTCTCTTTTTTTGTTGTTTTTTCTAGTTTCTACCAACCAGTTAGATACTGCTGTTGTTGGATCTAGATCCTGCAGGGCGTTGTTTGGATCTGGTATGGTGAATCCTTGATCAACTGTAAGACCACCAGGAAGCACCAGTCTTCCCTTACTATCCCTAACCTGTTTGGTTTCGTAATGGTGAACTTCGTTCAGAGCAGTTCCATATTTTTCTTCTGCAATTTCATACAGAATTCTAGATGAAAGTGGCCACTGATCTTGAACACTAGTAATGTTAGCTGATAGCAAAACTATCCAATCAAGATCTGGATCTTCATAGAGTCTTTCTGCAACACTATCAGGTCTCTCACCATCTGAGATACTATAAGATTGAAAACTGGTAATATTTGCAAGAACAGATTTGTTTAACTTGACTCTAGTAAAAAGATTTTTTACTTCAACATACTGTTCTCTCTTCCCGCCTTCCTGGGCAGGATTGATGTATTTAAAGTTAGGTAAAATATCGAAATATCGGTCTTGTGTCATTAGAAACCAGAGCCTCCTTGATAGGTTTCATAGTCCTCACGATAGATAGGTTCTAACTCCGTGAAGTTGAGTGATAGTTGCATGTGAACTGGAGTTCCCATACTATCATTGTAACTAGCGTACTGACCAGAACCAGTGTAGTTGACACCAACATTTGTCAGAGCGCAGATCTTAAATCTATTTAAGAATCCATGCACTTGTGTTCCTTTTCTGTATGAAAGTCTCCATACATCAGGACTGCCAAGGAATAAGTTATTTGTTCTTCTTGCTGCTGATGATTTCTTTAATCTGTAAAGTATCTCTCTAATTTCTCCAGATTCTTTTTCATCTCTAGGTGTTAAGTCCCAAGCAAAGTTAAACGGTCTTAATGCTACACCATTAAATAGCAATTCAAGGTTTTGGTTTACAATCTTACCTTGAGTTCTTGCCATGAAGTCTCCCGCTCTGATATTACTACCAGCGACAGCGTTAATTGCGGAAGCAGCTGCCAAGTCTCTAATATAATTTCTTATTTCAGTACCCACTGCGGGTTGTCCTGCTGCACCAGCGTTATCAGCAATTGTACCTCTTGCAGTATTAAGAGCAGCTGAAGCACCAGCCATAAGTCCATTCGTCGCCGTCGCTGAAGTGAGACCGCCTGCTGCCGCGTTATATCCAGCACCTGCTAACGAACTAATTCTAGATTCTCCCCATCCAACAGTATTTGCCGATGCAATCTGATTAGGCATAGGCAGCACAATATTATACTTTGCTTTTTCCGTCTTCAATCTCTGAAAGGGAGAGTTAGCACCAGTAAAATCTGGCATCTTGCCAGACGGTTTATATTCAATTGACTCAATCAACATGTAATCTGTTGATCGGTCCATCATATCGTATGGGTAACGATAGATTTTAGCCATTAGTTTTTATTGTTATTTAGTGTCTCCATCTAGCTCCATGCAATCAAAAGCATATTGAGACATAATTGCAAACAATCTCAATTTTAGGGAGCGAAGATGCTCTTGTTCTTCAGGAGGTCTTGCAGGAGACCCTGGCCAAGTTTCATGTGCATAACAAATAATTGCATAAAGAGATCTTACCTCTTGTATACCCATGTTAAAACTTGCATACCAGTCGTCTTCGTAAAGATCGAAATCGTTAATCTCTTTGCCTCCAATCATCTGGTTTCTCCTGTTTGAACCAATTTTTGATATCGTCAGCATCACTGAATCCCTTTTTATGGTTGGATGGATCGGGATCTCCTAAACCCATCCTATTCAGAAAATCATCGGTGCTTCCTTCTTCAATGTTTTGAGATGCTTGGCGTCTTGCCATTTTTAACATCTCATTGGCAGATGTATTTGCCTTAGCAAGTTTTTGTGCCCAAATCATGTCATCTAGTTTCACATCTTCATTGTTTGCGATACATTTACAAATAAACTCCAATCGGAGGCGATATTGAGTGGAAAGCATAAAAATATAAAAAGTGCTATTCTTTTGCCAATATTTATGTTGACATCTTTAAACTAGCGTAGGATAGTGACCGTGCATCATCAATTTCATTGGGTTTTATCGTGTATAGCTGACTTTGACATTCTCCCCAAGTGTAGTTTCTGCTCTTACCCCAGTGGAAATTAAATCCCCTAAAACCCCACTGTTCTACATCTGTACACATAATTAGTGGGTGTTGGTCATACCTTATATTTGGCGTCTTAGCAGTATATAAAAAAGTATAATATTGTCCTGGTTCTGGCACTATCTCCATGTCATCTAGAACTGACATTAGTTCCAGCATGGTATCTTCTGGGTTTTCTAAACCACTGAATTTATCTACAATTGGTTGAAGTCTACTCATACTCCTAGATTATCTTCTGTTAAGATTTTGAATTGATATAAGTGATCTTTACAATATTCTTTCGCTGCACTCCATTTTGCCTGATTCTTAGCATACTCAGTCACTTCTCTAATATAAGTAGGAGTTCGTTGTTTTTGTTTTTTAGGTTCGATGCATTGTTTTTTAGGTTTTACTTCTATAATATACCTTTGTACCTTACCACCTTTTTCTCTAACTTTAATATAAAAATCAGGGAAATATCTATGTATTCTTCCGTCAAGAGGTGAGCGATATGGGATAACAATCTCTTCGCTACCCCATTCTAATATGTTTGGGTTGCGATCACAGTATGCCATGAACTTTCTTTCCCATAAACTGCGATAAATAATGTTACTATGGTCTCCTCGATATTTTTCAATATTGCTAGGGCGATACTTACCTTTATATGCCATTAATTAAAAAATGTTTCACATGGAGTATTTAGTGTGGGGTTAATCAAGGACAGAGATCCAAGACGCATACAGACCCAATCTATTAGCAAACTTTTTCAAGAAGTAGCGACTACAAGTCACTATGAGGTCTTCTTTCAGTCCTTACCTTCAAAGCTCATCAAGTTTATTACAGACAGAGATGATGAAGTAACTAATAAATTTATATTCAGAGATCTTGGTCTCTTATGTAAAACTGCTTCCTTACCAGGAACATCATTTGCAACGGCGCAAGTGTCTGGACATGCTATGGGAATCATTCAGAAATATGCCCATACAAGGATTTATCCTGACTTTACTATGTCTTTCATAGTCGATGATAAGTATCGGGTTGTTAGATTTTTTGAGTTGTGGCAGGAATTTATTTCTAGTGGTGGGGCAGAGAATCCAACTAGAAGAGCTTACTATCACAGGATGGAATATCCTGTAGACTATAAGTGTGAAACTTTGCGTATTCAAAAATTTGACAAAGATCATAAGCATGATGTAGAATACACATATGTAAATGCTTTTCCCAGGAGTCTTGCACCAATAACAGTTTCTTATGATCAAAGTAGATTGCTAGAGTTGTCAGTCACATTCACATATGACAGGCACTTCTTTGGTGGACTAGATAAATTGAGTAGATCGTATAGATCTGGTCAACTTAGAAAGTATAACGATCCATTCCAGTTCGTTAACACTAACCCGAAACGGAGCAGCAGTCCTGTAGGACAATCAAAAATGAAGTTTGGTGATTTTGGTGGCTCTGATCTTAATATTGATTACTCTAAGTATGATATGAATAAGAACTATTATGATCCCAAAATCAAAACCAACGCTTTCACTGGAGACTTTAATTTCAATTACAAGGGCGGTCTTGCTGATGGAATCGACTACTCTGGTAGTACATATTGGCCATCCAAACAATAAATAACCCACTGACATAATACATCATGCCTTTACCAACGATTGCAACACCAACTTATGAGTTGACACTGCCATCATCAAAAAGAAAAGTAAAATATAGACCTTTTCTCGTTAAAGAAGAAAAAGTTCTTATCATGGCAATGGAGAGTGATGATCTCTCTGATATTGGAAGAGCTATTAAAGATGTCCTTTCGTCATGTATTTTGACTCGTGGCATCAAAGTAGATAAACTATCTACTTTTGACATTGAGTACCTGTTCTTGAATGTTCGTGGTAAGTCTGTTGGAGAAACCATTGACTTGCTCATTACTTGTCAAGACGATGGAACTACAAAAGTTCCTGTAAGTATTGCTATTGATGAGATTAAAATCAAGTATCACGAAGATCACAATCCAGATATTAAACTGGATGATACACTGACAATGCGTATGAGATATCCGTCTCTAAGTGAGTTTATCGCGCAAAACTTTGGTGCTGGTGACAAACTAGAACAGTCATTCGATGTGATTGCTGGTAGTATTGACCAGATTTTTTCGGAAGAAGAATCGTGGGAAGCAAAAGATAGCACAAAGAAAGAATTGATTCAATTCATTGAACAGTTAAATTCAGCTCAGTTTAAACAAGTTGAGAGGTTTTTTGAGACTATGCCTAAGCTTAGTCATACTATTGTTGTTGAGAACCCAAACACTGGCGAAGAAAATGCTGTAGTACTTGAGGGATTAGCGAGTTTTTTCAGTTAGCGATGTTGCATGAGGATCTTGTATCATATTACAAGATCAATTTCGCCTTAGTGCAGCATCATAAATATAGCTTGAGTGAACTTGAAAATATGATCCCTTGGGAAAGAGAGATCTATTTAACTCTGTTGCAATCACACATTGAAGAACAGAATTTAAAGGCACAACAAGCTAATGGCAATTGATCGTACAAAATTACTTCCACCAGGGCAACCAGGGACACCAGAGGGAACTGTAGTAAACCCTGGGGTTCCTGCTGGTTATGTCTCTGAGAAGCAGTATAACGGTCTTAATAAAAATATTTTAGCGATCAGAAGCAATCTTAGAGCGATTGCTGATCTTTTAATACGAAGAGATACTCAAGAAGCATCAGAAGATAAAGCAGACGAGAAACAATTACGGCAAGAACGACAAGAGTCAAGAATACAAGATGTAGAATCTAACTTAGGAACA